TTAACATTATCCAATCATATCAAGTGGTGGAAGTTCAAATTCAGTCATCATTCTCTTTTTAATATCTTCTAATTCATTTACTGCGTCTTCATATATTTCTCTACCATTAAGTTCCACACCACCTGGAAGTTTAACTCCTCTAAATTTTATCAAATTTTGTCCCCATTGCTTTTTAATTAATGATGTTAAATATGGTTTCAAAAAAGAATCATTCCAAACTCTAGGTGCGTCTGCAGGATCTAACACTCTATAACAATCAATAATTAAATATTGTCCGGCGGTAATAGATGACCAGTCCATATCAATATATAATCTATCTTGTCTTTTATTAAATCTAATCATTTTTTCTGGATTTAATAACCAACTTATATCTTCAAGATATCTTTTAACCATTGTATAAGTTAATAATTCAATGGTATTAAAATAATAAACATCATTCAACATCAGTTGGTATTGAATGTTGAACATTCCCTGAGATACTGTGTTATTGCCATCAACTTTAAAAATTTTGTTTACTCCAATAATAGTTGGTGGTATTTGAATATAATTCGAATTTTCTTCAAATGAAAAAGTAGTAGCAGTCCCTACGATAGTAGATTCTGCAGATGTCGTAGTAATACCGGAAGAAGTTATTGATCGAGCTCTTCCTCTATCAATATCTTGCTGTGTTACTTTGTATTTTAAATACATATGCATAACACCGTCAAAGTGACGTTCTTGAAAATATTGAACGGCATCATCAACCAAATCTTCAATTTGCTCATCTGCAACGTTAATTTCTAAAACTGGATAACCCAGTTTTCTTTTGCAGTAATCTATAAGTTCTTGTCTCGTAGATGGTTGAGCCATTATAATCTACCCTTGATAAAGGTATTTATGGTTTATTTACTAATTGGAAAAGTAATGACTTTAATTCTGAGATTTCATTTTTAATTGAATTAACATCATTTTCAATAGTTTCCATTCTGATTTGCTCACTTTGAGTTTTTTGCATATACTTTAAATGTTGTTGATATGCACTGGCATCGGTGTTTATAATTGCACCTGAGTTTTTATCTCTATAGAGATTTGGTCTTCCTTCAACTGGTATTAAATTTTTCATTTTATGCTAATGCAATTCCCCTAAGTTCTTTTATCAATGGAACTCTTGATTGATCTGTGCCATTCATGATTATTTTAATTGCAAATCCATCAAATTTTGGCAAATTATCTATGCTATATTCATAATCTTTAAAATCTCCTAAAGTTGAACTTGGTTCTATATTCTGATCAGGATTTCCATTATTTTGAGTAGGATCAATAATTTGTCCATTAGAATCTATGTTTTCATATCCTGGGAAAAATTCATAAACGTTGTCAAAATCATCAGAATCTTTTCTAATCAACTTATACATTACTCTAATTTCTGAAGTATTTGGTCTTACTGCAGAGAAAAGAACTTTTAAAGAAGTAGCAGAATTTGCCAGATTTATGTCATTAGAAACATATACTGCAGCATGTGGATCAGAAATTTCCTTTCTAGTTTCAAGTGAAATTTCATTTGTTCCTGGCCATATTGTAATTGGTTTATTTACTCTATTTGATGTAAGAATCATATTAACTCTTTCCAAATCAAGGACAGGTGAAACATTTTTATCTCCAGTGAATAGATCAACAACAAAAGTGAGAGACTTTTTACCAGGAAAGTCAGTTGCACTAAGAGCAGAGTCTTCGTTATCTTTACTTGCAATCATTCTCAAAGATGTCAATGTATTGACATTGTTTATTTGAATTTGTTCAAATCCTTGATCTTCAAATGATATTTCCGATCCATCTACACTCGTTGCACTAATTGTTCTAAGTCTAGATCCAATACCCGTTCCTTTTGGGGTAAAAATGTTTACATTTGGAGTAATATATGAATAAACGATATTTTTTGAAGCGGTTATATATTCATTTAAAGAATAATTAAAATCACTTCCCGACTTACTTTCTCCAAAGAAGAGATTTGGTATTCCATCTACATTATTGTTTCTATTTATACCGTAATTTGTATCACTCATATCAATTTTAATATGATAAGAATCAATATCAATTGAATTTGGAACTGTTGCTAATGGGGAAGACATATTATGAATTCTATTGATTCTTCTCAAAGAAACATTGTTGAACTCATATTTCATTACCAAATCATTAACAGAGTGTGCTGTTGCCCCACCAATTCCAGTTCCTAAAATATTGGCATCGATGCCCCTAGTAATACCAGTTAAACTATTAGTTGTAGTATTTACTCCCGTATAACTGATTATTTCATTTTGAATTCTAACATAACCTGGATTTGTCGAAGAAACACCAACATTTTCAAAATTACTAAAAATAGAAACAGAGTCTAATTGAATATTAGAAGTTTCTGAAGAATTATATGCAATAGATAGTTTTGCTGGTTTTAAATCACTCTTCATTCCATTTATTCTAACCAAGTTATTTGTTGCATACATACCATGATTATAATTGTTAACTTTGAAATGTAATCCATCATAAGTGGTATCTTGATTTAAATATGCAACGGTTGTTAAACCTATAAAACTTGTAATTCCTGTAGATGGAGAATAAGTCAATCTCTTTCCAATTACACTGTCATAATTACCTTGAACATTATCGAGTAAAAGTGTATTAAAAGATCCTATAGATTGAACTGATAATCTCGCACCTTTTCCAAAACTTACTGATGTTGGAATACCAACAATATCACCAACTCTATATCCATATCCACCACTTGTCACAGTTACGATTCCAGAAGAAGACAAATCTAATCTATCATTTGCAAAGTATACACTAACAGTAAGTCCTCTACCATCACCTGTAATTGTTTCTAATTCTAGGTTATCATATCTAAATGTTGTGTAACCAGATCCAACAGAATATGATGTCAGTGCTGAACCTGCTGTAGAAACAGATCCTGCAATCTCAATCAAATTACCACTTATTGTCTTATCAGTAATTCCAATACTAACTCCAGGAACAATACCCTTATAATTTGATATATTAGTAGATAAACCAATTACAAGTTTATTGGAATTTGTGGATATGTCATTTGGATTAATTTTTTGTAAAGTTGTATAGTCACCACCTTCAATAGGATTATAGAATGAATAAGATCCTGGATTTGTTGTAAACTCTGCTTTGTATAGAATAAACTTCAGATCTTCATATCCGCTTGGTTCCCATGTAGATCCATTTTGGGATTTGAATAGTGATCCAAGAGTTGGTTGTTGAGATACAATTTTTTTAGCAGATTCGGGTCTATCTCTTGTTGTAATGTCTTCTTCTCCCATTCTGGAAATCCAGACTTGATAGTCGGTTGAATCTGACAACAATACAACTGCATATTCTTTAAGATTTTCTAAGAAAACTGGAGCCTCAAAAACTACTGTTGTTGGAATTGTTCCATCTGTTGATGCTGTTATTTGACTTGGTAATAGTTCTACTTCAGAGAAAGGTAAAATGACTGTACTTGGAACTCCACTTTGAATTGGTCTAAGTTGTATAATTACAGGAACGTCAGTTGTTGGTTTGTTGGCAAAGAAAAGATCTATTTTGGTAGCAAATAATCCATTAGGGGCATCAACTATAAATGATTGTGCAAGTGGATCATAATAAGTTTCCTGTACACTTGTTACATTTGTTGCAATATCAGTTGTCTGATTAATATATTGACTAGTTGAAGCAGAACTTGAATCTGAAGATGTTAAGGTTCTTTTTTGTGTTTCTGTTTGCCTACTAACTCTAGCATTTCTAATTCCAAGTTCTGTATCCTGGGAAGTTTGTAGAAGTCCTTGGGAATAAAAAGATTCTTCAGATGAGGTGTTTATTGATCCCGGAATTGGATTATTATTTTTAATGTTAGTAAGTTTAAACTTTTTAATTCCAGTTTCAAATGAAAGTGTAGTTGACTGTGGAACAAAGAAAGATCCAATTATAGTTCCAATGTTATCTGTAATTAATCTTACTTTTGTAACCTGTGCTTTTGCTCCGCTTGTTTGTCCAACTAAAGTTCCTCCATTTTTAATCAATCCATAAAAATTTCCGAAAGAAGCTTCTTCTAAAGACGCAGTATCAACGTTTAAAATAGTTGAAGATGAAGTATAAACACTTGGAATTGTAGTGTTTATATCATATGGATTAGTCGAATATGTGGTTGTTGGTGCATTATATGGACCATATTTGTGATTAGATTGAGCAACTCTAAAAGTAGCTGTTATTTGAGAAGTATTTGTTGAATCATAAGCATTTACAGTTTCTCCGACTAAGAAAACTTTATCGATCATTAAAATTTCAACAAGTTTTGGATAAACATAAGAAGATACATCAACACTATCAAAAAATGGATAAACTTGCGTATTTGGTTTTAATTTACGAGCAATAAATTCTATATTTCTTGCTCTCATATATCTTACGAATTGATTATTAACAATTCTGGATCCCAACATTTGAGAATCAATCTGTTCAGTTACATTCCATCTAATTCCCTGTCTGGATTGGTTAGCAGTATTAGTTACACTCACATTTGATCCAACTGTTAACAAATCACCTGTTGTTGTAGTTGTTTCTGTTCCTTTGGTAGTTCTAGATCTCAACTGTCTTCCAGATTGAGTCCATTCAAAGTTTTGCGTTCTTGTAAAATCTTCAGACTTACTGCTAATAACCTGATCATCTTTAACATCAAGACTGAGACTCGTTGAAACATCTGTTCCAATCCAATCTGTTTGCCAAGCCCCCCAATCAATTGGACTAAATCCGGTATTTTGATTAACGTTTAATTGTTGAATAGTTGATTTGTAACTACCTTCTATGGTAACTCTATTTGGAGCAATTCTATTAGTATCAACCCAAGTATCAGAAGATGGATTTAATTCTATAGTTCCACTGTATGAAGTAACTAAGAAAGGAGTAACATTTTCTATTCTGGTTGCAAATTCATTTTTAGCAAATACTTTATCAGTATAACTTAAAGTTACAATTTTCTTATTTTTTTTGATATTTTCATCTTGAGCATTTTCTTCGTATCTATAATCTATTTTTGTATTTTCTGTTACCCCAATACCTATTGCAACAGATTGACCGATTAAATCAATTGCAGTTGTATAATGAGATGGTCTTAAATATCCTTTTCCATTATCAATACTAGCTTTAAAAATTGGATTTGATACGTCATGGGCAGAGTGTGATTTAAAATTATCGACAAAGAATCCACATTTAAATCTGTCTAATCCATTTGTTTTTAAGGAAAGTGAATCAGTAGCAACTTCTAAAAGTGAAAGTTGCGTATAATATTCTAAATTGGCTATTCTGCTTTCAAGTCTAGAGATATCTTGCATCCTATATCTTTTATGAGATGCATATGTCAACTTTGCATCATTGATATTAAAAAGATAGGCTGGCAAAATAATTGTTGCAATTTCCAACATTCCATCTGGATCTTTTGGTGCAGATGGTCTATCAGAAGCAACTCCTTTTTGTAATTGAAAATTTCCTTCTTTACTTAAAAATAGTTTATCTATCCTTGGTAAGTAGTACTCAAAACTAGTAATAAAAGTTTGATTTGGTGCTAATTGATAAGAAGAAGATTGCCCTGTTCCCGCAAAATTTCTTGCCGAAAACTCAAATGGTGATAATGATGAAGAAGTGTCATATGCACTAACTCTTGGTCTTATGTCAATTAGATCAGATAATCTAGTTCCATTTAATATAGAAATTTGAGAGTATTCTTCGATGGGATAACTATCAACTGTATACACGTCTCCATTGTCAGAAGAATCTACCTCATAATTTTGGAAGACAATTTTTATTTTTTTATTTGGATTAAACGTTGAACTTTTTTTAACAATTCTTCCATAATCATAATAATTTAATCTTTGTCCGTTATCTAAAATATAATATGAGAAAATATTTTTATCTCCAGTTGTCACTGAATTGCAAATTCCAGTTATTTTTGATTCCTCAAAAGAAACAGATTCTCCCGGTGCAAAAGTTGTTGTATTCAAATAAACCATTTCAATTGATAGTGTAGATTTTGAAACCACAATAGCAACTGCTCCGCTATCAGACCCTATTACCTTTTCCCCAATTAAAACATCATTTGCGGAATTACTTGGTCCAGTTAATGAAGCTGCCACAAAGGATAAAGATGGTAGATCGGGATCGGTAATATCTGAAGACTCAAATATTCCAAGAATTCTTACAACATCGGGAACATTTAAAGAAATTTCACTATCTTGTACTCTAGTTCCATAAACACTACTATAAATTAATCCATCATTTAAAGTTGTACCACCAATTCCAGATGCACTATTACTTGATCTACTTATAACTAAAGTATTTGCTTTATTTAATTTTTTAATTTTTTCTTTTACTTTGTTTTTCTTTAACGAAACTATAAGAGTAGCATTGGATCCGCTTGCTTCACTTAAATTTCTAATTTCTAAATTTTTAAATCCATTTGAGAAAATAAACTTATCAAAAGTTAATGATTCTATTTTTCCATTTGAATAGCAAAGTGAATAACTCTCTGCTGAAAATGGTTGATAGATAAAATCAGTGTTTAATGAAGGTGCTGTAATTACGTTCCCACTAAATGTAGCAATATTATATTGTCTTTTTAAAACTACGTCTGTATTTTCTGTATCTATCGTTTTTACATTAAGTTTTGATAACTTTGTTGTAAAGGAAGGATCAGAAACATTTTGAATTTTTGAAGCACGAATAGATAAATCGGATGTGGTTATTGTAGAAGTTGTTGTCTCTCCATCACAAATTCCTGGAACTGAAGTAACACTAGAGAGACCTAAAATTCTTCCACTTGCAGAAATAGAAGAGATAGTATTATAGGTAATTGTAGAAAATCCTGGTCTTGTGTAACTAATAATATTTCCTACTGTTGCAACTCCAATAAAATTAGTGGTTGTTGAAGTTACGGTACAAATACCGGTGTTTGGATCACTTGCACTAATAGTAAAAGATGGAATTGTTACATTTGTTGCAGCATTTAGTATATTTAAAGTAGGTGGAACTTCCAAATCTAATAAAACATCTGCGTTAAATCCTACATTATTAGTTGCTGTTGATCTATATGAATAAATTGAGTTAACATCCGAAAGTTTGTAATCTCTGGTTGTTTTCACGAAATGCCCATATGTTCCAATACCACTTACATTAATTGCTTCATCTTTGGCAAATTTTCCGACCACATTATAAAGTGTAACATCCGTTGAATTAGTAACTGCTGTTTTTACATATCCTTTAGCACCGCTAGTTCTACCCTCTATTAAAGATGATGCATTTAAGGAAATATTTGTGCTGAGTCCAATTGTTGTATATGTCTGAATATCAAACAATCTCAATTGATATGTTGTTGTTATTCCTGTAGAGTTTGTTACATTAAAATCATATGCTCTAGCAACACCTATTTCACTACCAGCTGGAGATGTTTTTGTTGAACCAATTCTTGAACTTCTTAAACTTAAAAAAGCTGTTGTTGCTATTCCAACCGATGGTTGTCCAAGAACGTTAGTTACAAACAGTGATGGTCCCGTATTAAAACTAATTCCTTCTCTTTCTACTCTTTCTGTTGTTCTTGGTTTTTCAATATCAATAAATGATTGATTATCTTTAGTTACTTCAAATCCTCTAATATAAGCCTTTCCTGGAGAAACTTTGTACGTTAATAAGTTATCCGATGGAACATTTCCATTAGTTGTCAATTGATTTTCAAAAAATAATCCTTCGTTAGAAATTCTATCGTTTAAAGTATTTTTTAAAATTACTGAAAACGGAGTGATGTAGTAATCACCAGATTCATCATATGTTCTTCTTGCCAATTCTTCTGCAATAATGCTATATTGAGTTTTATCTACTATTTTTTCTAAATCTCCAGAATTTAGTCTTAATAATTCAATGAAATTTTCATCCTCAAAATTATCAATTTGTTTTTTCGATAAAGTTGTTGAAATTTTTAATCTATCAGCCCCGGGTGCAGTATAATTGGAGAATCCTCTAGAATTATCATATAAACTTTCATCTTGATCTGCAGTTACAATCTCTTCGTTTATAAACAATCCTACTCTATAAGTAGGATTGTTTGAAAATCTATCTAAAACTAATGTTTGTGGGGCAACTCTTACAAAATATCCCCTAATAAAATACACACCCTCGGAAATAAAAGCTGCTGATCCAATATTAGTTGAATTTGAATTTATAACTTTTCCAAATTCTTCTCCAGAAGCAATAATATTGGATAATCCAAAGGTAATATCACTTAAAGTTATTAAGTTTTCTCCGTCTGCAAATATATTATCTGCAAAATTTGTTCCAGAATTTTCATAGTTAATATACAAAATTACATTATTAGTATCTGGATTCACCTCAATATTAGTAATCGTTGCAATTACGCCACTTACTGAACCTTTAATTTGTTTCCCAATTAATTTATCTTGATATAAACTTAATGGCAATCCTAAAAATTCAGGTTCTATTTGAACACTTCTATAATTTAAACTGTAAGTAATTGATCCTGGAATTACTCTTGCTCCTTCTTTAAAGAAGTGAGTGCCGAACTTTTCAATTTGATTTTGTAATATTGATTGTAATGTTGTTAACTCTCTAGCCTGGACAGAATATCCTGGTTTAAAAAGAACTTTGTGAAAGTCTTTATTTGCATCAAAATCATCAAAATATGGAGTTCTGTTTAAATTAGTTTCCTGTGGCATGTGAATTAAAATTGCAGTATAACTTTAATATCTTCCTTTTGATTGGAAGTTCTGAGAACGGAGGGCCTATTATCAACATAAAGTATGTCCCCAGAGTATTTTTCAACTTCAGGTGATGCTATACCTCTAATAAATGTTTGTCCAAGATAATAAGTAATGTTATTTATCTCTGTTGATATACCTGGATTATTGCTGGTTCCAAATGTAGTTTGTATTGCTAAGTTACTAGATCCTCCAAAAATAGTTAGGGATCCATTTGCATCTGGAGTTGAAGTAAAATCAAATACTTCATAACCATATTTTGGTGGGATTGGATTATTATAAGCATCTTTTTGAGTGGAGATGGAAACTTTTCTTTCCTGCCAATATTTTAAAACGCCAGTTCTATTATCCCAAGATGCTACTTTTCCAACCGCAGTTGATCCAAGTCCTACAGTTTGAGTTATTTCTGCATCCAAATTATAATTTGTTGATGTTGTTAATCCACTTAACTTTAACGCATATAATGTACTTGCTTTTTGTTTTGTTAGAACTGCTGATGAATTATAAAATGTTGGATTTTTAATTATTCCAACTCTAGCAAATTGATTCCCTGTGATGAAATCTGGATCAATATTATCATTTTCAAATCTAGAGTAAATTAAAACCTTTGTTGCTCCAAGTTCTCTGTAGATATCATACCCATGCCCACCTGGAGGTGGAATAATTACAGAAAATTCTGCATCTTTATCTGTAGATCCATTCGATATTCCTGCAGATGTCAAATCTACAGTTGCATATGTATATCCAGATCCACCATTTGTGATTGAGATGGAGGAAACTTTTTGATCAGCACCAACTACTATAGAACAGAGTGCTCCACTACCATTTCCCTTTATAGGAACATTGTTATATGTATTTGGAGTATATCCTTGACCACGATTTGTAATTAAAACAGTTTTTAGTTGTTTACTAACTGATGTATTATCTCTTACTGAAGCAACACTTGTGTTTGTTTCCCAATCTCTAGGGACTGGCATATAATTCGTGGAATCAAATTTAATTAATTCCGATGGTTTAATAGTAAACAAATATTTCCAAATATATCCATCTCCACTTACACCAGCAGATCTTGGTTCAAGATCAACAAACAATGGCTCATCAATTGATGGTTTTCCAGATGTATTTTCTGGATCTGTCCCATTGTTAATGCAAATATAAACTCTATAATCACTATTTACTACATAATAATTTGCATCATATAAATGAGTTGCTCCACTATTTGGTGCTGGATTACTAGCTGAATAATCATGACGATACATGTCATAAGTTGTTCCAGATGTCCAAGTTATTTTTTTGATAACTTTAGATATATCCGATGAATTTAGTTTTTTCATCGCAATCATAGTATCCCAAAATTCATTATATTGATCAAAATTATCTACTGGATTTGGTGTAGAAGAATCCCAATTTGCGTTAACCGATGATGCATTTGGAAGACCTAAAAATACATAATAACTATTACTACTGGTTGATGCTATGCCAGCAATTAAATTTTCAGAGTTTAAAATTCTAAATTGATTTGTTATTATCGCAGCCATTTAAAGTTTTTTATTTATTTATGAGGTATATAGTGATCTCATCGGAGTTAATCTCATAATAATTGGTGAAGTACTTAATCCTGATAATCCATTTGAAAGATCTACATCAAAACTTTGAGGTTTTGATCCCCTATCAAATTCATAAATTCTTCCCCAACTAAAGAGACCAAAGAATTGACTATTGCCAAGTCCTGTTATATTATTATAAGATTTTACACTAGTTGTGACTCTTATGAGTTCGGTTGTATTCCCCACTCCTACGGCATTTCCGGTAATATTTTCAACTTTAAATGCTTGATAAACATTGTCAATATAAGTCGATCCTATACCAAGAATATTTGTGTCATCATTAATTGATATTACTCCATTTCCAACTACAGATTCGGAAACAACAAAGTAGTATCCAGTTTGAATACCTGAAATTGTTAAAGCTACTCCAACTTCATTTGAATCTCTTAGTATAGAATTTTTTGGAATGTAAAAATCAAATGTTATTCCAGTAGAAACTCCAGATATACTTGTAGTTCCAATTCCACTAATTATTCCAAAATCACCTTCATATTGAGCATTTGTAATTGTTTCATATTTGAAGGTTTCTGATTCTATTAAAACTTTAGGTGGATTTGTTGAAGTATATCCAGACCCAGGAGTAGTGATAGTTATACTACTTATTGTTCCCACACCACTTATTGTGCATGTTGCAACAGCCACAGTTCCTGATGAGGGAATTGAGATTGATATTGGAGGAACAGTGCTAAATCCAAGCCCACCATCTAAGATATTAATTTCCGAAATTGTTCCCGCAACAGAAACTATTGCAGTTGCTATAGCAGAGGTTTTTGTATCTTGATTAATAATTCTGAGTGTTTGTTTTCCTGATGGTAGTATTTCTGGAGTATAATTGAATAGTGCTTTAGTATTTTGAACAAAGAAAGACGTGCTTCCAACACCTATTGGTCTTATTAAGTTTGTAATTGGATAAATGTTAGAGTTAAGTTCCTCCCTGCTCTTAGAAATTAGAACTTCATCGAGATAAAAATCTTCTCTTTGTTTGCACCATTCTACAGTTCTTGTTATAGAACTATCAGATGTAATTCCTGGACCAAAATATGGATTAGTATAAACAGAATCGACAAATGAAACTTCTGTAACCACTCTTGATGTTTGCGTATATTCATCCAATACAGATCTTAATTTGTCAGTAAGGGTTAAAGTATCACCTACTTTGACTGTTGATTCTATGTCAACATTTCTGATATCAGAGTCAGATCCTTTGTAGAATAAAACTTTTGCATTAGATCCTTCCCTTGGTGCTTCATAAAATTCTACTTGAGATCCACCTTCAAACTTATAGGATTCGCCTGGGATCTGTAAAACGTCGTTAATGAAAATGAGAAGATTTTGGTCTAATTGAAGAGGTGATCCCTTTGCTGAAACAAAGTTTGATAGAACTCCATTTTCTTTTAATTTAAATGTTTTTCTAAATCCATCAAATTCACTATCAAAATCATCCAAAACTACAAATTGTCCTGGATACCAAGCGTTAAAACTATCCTTGAATACTTCATCAACTGTTATTCTAAATGGTTGGTAAATTAAAGAAGAAAATGTTGGAATTCCTGTTGTCCCACCAAGTTCAACAGTTAAAATATTTCCAGTAGAGTAACCATATCCACTGTTAGTAATAGTAAAATCAATTACACTATTTCCATAACCTACAACTATATTAGCTTTAGCTTCAGTTCCAATTCCACTGTTTGATGAATCATAAACTAAAGGAATGTTTTCATAATTTAATGGAGCATCAATTATTATAGTGGGCGGATTTGTTGTTGTATATCCAATCCCAGAATAAGTTATTGCAATTGCAACAATATTTCCATTTACTGCCGATGCCGTTCCAATTGCAATCTTTCCTCCTGTAGAATTCGCAACAGAAACAACTATAGAAGTTTGAATACCTGATCTATAACCAGATCCACTATTTCCAATGGAAACCGACTGAATTGTTCCAGCAATAGAAACTATTGCAGTTCCTCCCGCAGATACAAGTGGTTGGAATCCATATCCTTGAGTAGAAGCTACTGAAACAATTACACCACCTCTGGGCAACCCAGCACTGTTAATATCGAACTTCATTGAACCAGTTATATTATTTGTTGTCAATCCAACAGCATTTCCACTAAAACGAACACTAGAAACTCCAGCACTTTCTATAACTTCATATGTGTAAGTTTGACCAACTCCTGTTGCTGGATATTTTGGTTTTTGGAAAATGTTATTAACTAATAATATTCCAGCAGAAACTGAAGTTGTCGAAACAATTCCAGAAATATTTTCTCCTTGAGACCTTAAATCAAACGTATTTTTAGTTCCATTAAATTGATTAGATATATCATCAAAAATGTTGTTGTTATAGTAAGCACTTGAAGAAGATCCAACTGGTTGAGATCTTAAGAAAATTCTTCCTTGGAAACTGGAAACTTTTTCAGAATCTGATTCATCTCCATGAGGAGCTTCAACAAAATAAATTACATCATCTACGATATTATAATTTCCACTATATTTTGTTATAATTGATCCATTTGTATGAATTGCAGCAGTAGTTCCCAACTGCTCTCTTCTGCAAGAAACTGCATTAGTAGCACCAATACCTATGTCAGTAATTAATAAAAATTCATTATCTATTTTTATTAAATCCTTTGCATAAAATCCACGGATATCATCAAAATACAATAAAGAAACTGAATTTATATCATTAGTATCTTGAATAATGTAAGTGGTTTTATTTGTTTGGAGAATAGGACTTTGGATAACATTATCGATACAAATCAATGATTTTGAATTTGATTTGTAGTTTGAAGTAAAGATATGAGATGCTCCAACACCAACGGAAATAATATCTAAAACTTCTGGATTTAATTTAAGAGCTTTTTCTGGAGTATCTGCAAATTTAACTATACTATCGTTTATTTTTACTGCATAAAGTGTTGTGGGTAAAAAGCTAGTTGTTCCAATTCCAGCAATTGATGTTGTAGCAATACCAATTCTGGTATTTCCAGATGAAATTGAATAATCTATTTTTTCACCGGTAACAAAGAAGTGGTTTGGAATACTAATAGAATTATTAGATACATCAACAACTGAAGATGAAGATCCATCAACAACTTTTTTGAATATTGGTGATGTTTTATGAGTAAGATTAAATGATTTTTTGGTAGATAGTTGGGTTCCTTCAAAACTTAGTGGAATAATATCAGATCTGATAATCGCACTATTGAGATCAATATCATTTGGAGACTGTTTTGGAGATACTTGAAGTGTTTTTTGATATACTCTAACTTGAACATCAATATTTGGTAATGGAATAAATGTCAAATTAGTATTGGATGTAGATTTTGCTGCACCAATAGTTCCTAATTCAATATCAGAAGTTAAAAATGCGTATTCAGAAATTGTTGGATTGTAATTAGAATCATTTGTTAAAACTAACTCAGAAAATTGAACTCTATTATTTGTTGTATCATGAATTTGAACATAATAAAGAGCACCATCATGAGGATCACTACTTGTAGTACCAAATCCAGCAATTACAGATGTCTGTGGGGAACTGGAAGATGCTATGGAGACATAATGTGAAGAGAGTTCACCTTTGTATAAAATAGAGGTTCCTACACCCGTTGTATGCGTATTACCTAATAGTATTGAAAGTGCTTTTACGTTGACTGTTAGATTTTCATTTGGAGTAAAGGTAATTAATATATTTCCAGAAGAGGTTGATACCCCAACTGATCCGACAATTCCTTGTCCAAAAGATGGTGTTAAATCGCCAGAATCTACATCACCAAAAAATTCATAATAAACATTGTTTCCATTATGTGTCAGATTAATTTCATTGAATTGTACATTGTCCTCATTTGACGATGCTGATAAAAGAATTTTTGCTGATGAATATAAACTTGTAGAGATTGAAACAATAGTATTTGAAGCGGGGGTAGGAGAAGATGATATTGCAACAGAAGTGCTTGCAAAACTTACTACATCACCAAGACTTGCTATTCCTACATTAGAAGTGCCAGCTCCAGCAATATTAACACTAATATTTCCAAAATTATAACTGTTATATTCGTATTTTTGTGGATAGAAAAGTATTTCACCCGTATTTCCAGTTCTTCTGAAAGAAAATTCTCCCAAATCCAATACAGTTTCGTTTCTTCCATATGCTGTTAGATATCCGTTAGATCCATCATAAACAACATTAACTATAATGATTTCTTTTTCTCCAAAATAACGAGCATCTTTAACTAAGATATAAAACTGTGCAGAATTATATTTTGATATATCGAATGTTCCAACAACTGTATAATTAAAAATACTTGGAGTATCATCAAATTCATTACTTATATCATCTATCTCAAGAACTCTGTTTGATATAAATTCTGTATAATCTAAAAGTCTTAAATTATCAAAATAAATTTGATCCGAAACTAAAGATCCATCGAAAGTTTTTGTAAATTCTTTGGCAAAAGTAAAATCTTCGTAACAATCAAAAGATTTTTCCTGTATTAAATCAATTAAAGTTGAAGTTTCTGATACTAAAACACTAATTGCAGTTCCAATTCCAACTTGTTCCGATTCTATTTGCAAATCAGAAAACTTTTTAAATCCAAGGGTGTGAGTAAGTAAATCAACTTTTTTATCCCATTTTTCAATAGGAACTTTTGATTTTAATGAGTAAGAGAAGTTTTGATAATAGTCACCATCTTGCAAAACTTGTAAGAATGTACTTAATCTTCCAGTATCTTTATCATAATTTTTTAATTTCTGATTGAAAGAATTTACTACAAAATTTCCGTTTGATGAATAAACACTAACAATTTTTGCTCTGTTATCTGTCGTTTTCCCCCTAACAATTTCTCCAGAAAAAAGTTTTCTTGATGTATTATTGATTTTTAATAATTTTGAAACTTCATTCCAACTTACAACATTTCCTACTTTTTCATCTCCAATATAAATTTCCTCATCTTTATTATATTTAAATTCACCAAAATAAACTGTTGGGTTAAAAACTGGAAGATATTTTTCTGGAATAACTCTTCCATAAGAATTTGTTCCATTTGCAAGAGAATTTTCTTTAGAAAATGTTCCGGGATCAATTTTCTTATCAAGTTTGAATGATAAAGTACCAGTAGATCCACCAATCGCGCTTGTAACACCAGTCAATGTAAAGAGTTCGTAATTATAATTTGAAGAATTATACCCAGAACCAGTTGAAACAATTCCAACACCCTCAATTAAAATTTTATCTCCAACATTAAATGGAAATTCTCTTGCAGTACTAAATCCAGCCGCAAGATTTATTGTTACTAATTTTGTAGTTGAATTAAAAGATATATTTGTAACACCAATCCCATTATTATTGTTAATGGCAATAATTTTTGGTGGTCCATATAAAGTTTTTGTATTTGATAAAATTTCTACTTTGCTTACAATATTTCCACTAAGATATGATTTAAGTTTTACTTCTGGTCTTACTTCACCAGTAACTGAATCTATCACAACAAAAGAAGGTGGAATAGAATAATTTTTACCTCCAGAAGACAATCCAACAGATTGAATACTATACAATTGTTCAACGTAAACTATTTGAGGGAGTTCTGCTATTGGTTTTAAAGTTGGATCTGATGGGTATTCAAAACCTGGAGTTTGAATTGAAGTTTTTAAGATTTTGCCTATTTTAGAACTAAATGGAGATAAAATTGCTCCATTTCCATTTAAAGAAGTTATTGAAGAAATTCCCGGAATATTTTCATATAAAGCACCCCCATACAAAACTTCTACTTTTGATATAGATCCAACTGCATTGGATTCTTTTGACTTATATTGAATAACCGCATTATTTTCTGTATAAGATGATTTTTCTGGATATGAATTTAAATTGAATGTAAAAGTTGTAGATCCAATTCCTGTAATTGAGTAAGATCCGTTAAATTTACTATCAACAAAATTCAAAGTGCTTCCATCAAAAACATCTTTGTCAACAATAATTTCTGATTTTTCTCTGGTTAAATAAGTTTTTCCAAAAAGAGGAGTGAGTTTATAATAAAGTTTTTTAGGAATGAAGTTATTAACTGAAAGAGTAAGCTTGGCATTATTAGTTACCCCAATAATGCCAGTCTTTGTAACTTCAAATGATGATGAATTTAGAGAAGTAACAAATTTATTAGTAAAAGATGGATCTTCATATAAATCAAAATCAAATGATTGAACTCTTGTTCCACCATCAACATCCGATAAAGACGAGTCTGACAAATCAAAGTTTACATTGTATCCTTTAATTATTTCTAATGGTGGATTTACCTGAGAAAGTTCATGAAAAGAACCTGTACTGGCTATGCTCACATAATTTGGATTGGAAATTGTGCTCTGATAGTAACTATCAACTAACTTAAATGAATCTTTGTCAAGTCTTACCACATAATAAATTTTATCATTAATCAATCCATCTGCAGCAGAAGTTGATGTGTAAATCAACTTATCCCCTGTTTGATATCCATGATTTAGTATTGTTATAGAATTTGTAGTTGTATTAATTCCAGATCCACTAAAAGATTTTGGATTTACAACCAATCTTCTATTTGAGGAATTATATTTTATAGTTATTGTTGTACTTACCCCAGGTGTGACATTCAAGTCAACAGATGAATTTATAGACAATCCATGATTTTTTCTTGAAGTTAACGTACAAACATTTTTTTGTACAATAGAAGTCAATTGTTTTTCTTGAGTTTTAAAACTATGATAAAGACCTGTACCATAAGATAAGAAATAAAGCAGATCTGCTGTAGATCCAACACCAACAAATCCTCCTGTAGATCCAATTCCAATTGGAAGTGTAGAAATTCCAATCAGATCATTTGTAAATTTGGCAACATATACACTTGAATTATCGTCCAATATTGCACTACCAATTCCAGTAGTAAATACTGATAAAGAAGAATTACCTTCATTTGAATAAACTAATCTTTGACCATTAGTTAATCCATGATTTGGAAGATAAATTGATTGTAAACGTACAAATTTTTGTCTATATGTAGATCCCTCAGGGATAGAAATTGTTGTTCCAGATCCAACTGTTCCTATTGCAACAGAAGTTTGTGGATTAAAAAATACTTTTCTTTGGGTATTTGTGTTTATCGAAGTAGAAAATCCACTGTTATAAGTAAATCTACGTGAATCCTCACTTGCAATTGTGTATGCACTATATGCATAACCAATAGTTCCTTCGTGTTCTCTTCTAACTCGAACTCTATTGAAAACAGTATCTATATCTAGAACTAAAAGTTTTTCAGTACTAACACCAGTGCTATTTGTTACTTTTAAAACATCATTTGGTCTTAAATTATTTTCGTTAACTGTGTTTATAAAAGACAAAAATGTTGTTAAACCAGTTACTCCTGGTGTCCCAACTCCAGATGATAAGACAAAATTATTACTTAAAACATTAATTGGATAAAATCCAGAAAGTCTGATGAATTTTTCATCAGATATTTTAGAAATATTAATAACATCCAAATCAGATAAATTATGAGGATAAGTAGTAATTCCTTCTACTGTTCCATTTGTATCGATAATATTCAAAGAAACATTTTCAATAGTATTTGTAATTGATTCTACGGATACAATTTGTTTTTCGATGATTTCACTTACACGAGCAATTGAACCCCTTCCATTAGTATTGCGATTATCAAAAACAATTGAATCACCAACTTTATAATTAGATCCAATACTTGTTACACCTACAGATTCAATAGTTCCTTTAGTAACAGAATCAATCAGAGATAACTGATTTGAAATTTTAAATGGTTGCGTTATAAATTCATATTCACTTTCTGCATTATTAAGTTTGTATGGATAAGTATTTTTAATATATTCTCCAGTCGTAAAATCAAAATTTTCTTGATTTGAAGATGGCAAATAATTAAAATGGTTTGGTTTTGATTTATAAAAATCTCCAATTAAATATGGGAAAACTGGTCTTCTATAGTTTCCATATGTAGAATCATATCCATCATTGTTAGGATTTATTGTTGCAAAATATGCATAAACTCCATCTGGATAGTCTGGAGTCTTGCAGAATCTTCCATTACTTTCATCTAAATCTCCTCCTCCAATAAAAGTATAATCTTCTATAAAAAATCCATTTATAAATCCAGTGGGTCTGTCCAAACTCAGAACTTGAGAATATCCAGAAACCATTGGTTTGATAGTGCCTCCCGTAGAAGAAGAATATCCATATGGACCATAAATTGGATTTCCATCATATGCCCAACCAATAATAGGAGAGTGATTAATAGAAAGCCTTTCAAAAGTATCAAAAATTAAATCTGGATTATTGTAATTTAAAGATCCATCGTTATTTTTTGAAGGAAGTGTTTCTCTTAAAGATCTTGGAGCAAATAAATTTACATATTGCAATCCACTTAAAGATCCTGGAATTAAAATACCATCATCTCCTGATTGAGAAAAAATATTTTTATATTTTTCTACCAAATTAACTGTCCACTTTTTAATATTTGCTCTTAGTTTTGCATTTTTGCCACTTGACACTACTGTGATATCACTTCTATTTGTAGAGAATCCAATTCCCCCATTAATAACTTTAATCCCAGTAATTTTACCTTCTTGAATTATTGGAGATAATTTTGCGTATGATCCTCCACCAGTAAAAGCAAATGATGGATTTGAATTATAATCTTTACCTGAATTTAAGACAATTACATCCGTAATTTTTTCACCTTTTATTACAGGTTTTATTACAGCTTCAGATCCACTGTTTAATTCTATCATTGGTTGCTTATCAAAATTGATAATATCAGTTGAACCATATCCAGATCCACCGTTTGTAACTTGAATGGAGGTAATGGATCCTCTAAATTTGGCACTTACAGTTGCTTGATATTTTTCTGTATTGGTTCTTGAAACTCCAACATTCCCCCTAACGGTTACAGTTATCGGCGGATAATTGAAGAAATGATTTAAAGATCCTTTTGTCTGAAGAATTGCATATTGATTTGTAAGGTAATTTGAGTTTGAAATTGTAGTTCCAATTCCAGCAGGTGCCAATCTAAAATTATCATCATCAATTTTTATTACATAGTAGTTTATAGACGTATCCAACCCTACAATAGGAGTTCCTGAAGTTCTATAGGTTACCAATTCCCCCGATTTAAAATCATGTTTTGGTACATTAATAATACTATTAGATGTATTAATTCCAATTGGTTGAGTAGATCTTAATTTATTTTCATATCCACTTCCACCATTTATAATATTGACAGAAGTTAAAATATTTTTTCTTCTTGTAGATCTTAATCTTTGATTTCCTGTTCCAGTAGATGTAATATTAATTTCATTGACATCTTTAACGGCGTCATCTTCCCTATTAAAAAGTTTGATATTATAATCATCAACAACTGAAACATAATAAACAGAGTTATCTTGGAGATAGAGTTTTGTAGAAACATCTCCTGATGTAGATCCTATTCCAATTTTAGTACCATCAAAAGAATTATAAATGACACTTTCACCTGAACTGAATTTATGTTCGGTATTAAATCCAATGATATTGGTTGAAGTACTTATAAATCCACCTGAAGAAGTTGATAAACCAAGGGCATTAAAATAAATATCGTGATAAATCTTAGATAGTTTTGCTTCAGCTACAGCACCACTTCCATTTCCACCACTTATATTAATCGATGGTATTTCTATATAATCAAATCCGTTATTAACAACTTCAATTGATTTTAATGAACCACTTACTGCACAAGTTCCAGTTGCCCCAACCCCTGTAGAATCCGTAATAGAAACTATAGGTGGGTTTGTTATATCATAGTCTTCTCCCCCATCTAAAACATCAATAGATTCAATTGGTCCATAATAAACAACCTCTTGAGATTTATAGTTAAGAATTTCAACACCATTTATAAGAACACCAATTTTTCCGTTAGGTATTGTCTTTTCCTTTTCCGATATATCAACTGCTGGATCAATTTTTCTAATTAACTTTTGAGAAGTTAATTTCTTATCAATATTGTTTAATGGAGTTAAATTTAATGTTAAAATTGAATCTGAATGATTATTTATTTCATAAAACAAATTATTTGAAATATTTGAATTGCTTAATGATAATTTTATATTATCATTATCAATTTTCTTTACAAAGTAATTTCTTATTTTTTCAGCAAAAACTGTTGATGCTGATGAAACATAAACAATGTCACCACTATAAAAATTGTGATTTGGTATTGTTAATTGAGTAATAGATGTGTTAGATGCAATACCAACGGTTTTAGATCTATTGGTTGCTTTTATTTCATAAGAGGGTAATGACGCTGAAGAAACAATTACATTTCCTCTGTTATCATAAACATCTTGTACGTCCTGTTTGAAACTATTTTGAGTTACTGATGTTTGAGATATTTTTAAAGATCTTCTAATAAAATATAAATTTTGAAGATTTGGTAAATTTTTATCAAGATCTGCGGATACTTGTATTCTTCTACCAGATATTATTTTTCTGACTCTTCCATTAATAATGCTATTGTCTACTTTATTGACGAATTGAATGTCGTCATCTACGAAAAGATTATGTTCGTCGTAAGTTTCTACAACAAAATACTGACCATTCCATAGAATAGAACTGGCATTAAACTTTGTTGAAGTATTAAACTTCCAAGAATTAAATTTTGGATCCTTTTTATCTTTAATAATTCCTAAACTTTTTACTAAAATTGGATCTCCTGAACTATAATAATTTTGGTCAGTTTCTACAACTACCTTTTCTAAAACTCCAGTTACTCTAACATCAATTCTATTTCCATCTGCATCAAATCCATAAGTAACATAATCTGTAGATGTCACATTTTCTCCCAATACAACTGTTGAAATACCAGAGCAGTTTAGAAATTCACTATTTGTTTTTCCATTGTAAGTTACTATAACATCTGTAATACTAATAGATCCTGAATTTGCAAATCCAACTGTAGAATCAACAAATAATGATGAAGATGAAACTCCAATAACTTTAGTTCTTGGATGAATTTTAAATTCTCCAAAAATACTTCCAAAAGTCCTGATATCACGATCATATCCAAAGTCAATGTCTACTGTGTAATAAAGATCTCTGTCTCTAAAATTTGGCTCTACATCAGAGATTGATCCATATGAACTTTTTATTCCAGTTTGTGTTTTTATTTCTTGAAAAAGAACTTTCCCAGACAGATTAAGAGGATTTCCTATAATTGGACTTATAACTAATTGTTTTACTAACCTGTAATCATTTGCTGATGGTTTTAAAAGATAATCCTGAGGCTTGATGGTCTCTACACTTTCTCCATATAAAGATTTAAATAAAATATTATTTGCTACCGGTGTTCCTTTAGTAGTATAAAAATCTTTTGATTGAATTAAAAGATTTGGTTGATTTAAATTTCCATAGAATTCAATATTATCAAATCCTGGTAAGAACTGAGTTTTGATTTGATTGAAAAATTGTTTTAAAAATAAAGTACTAAGATTTTCTACTTTAGATCCTATTTCATGAGCATCATTCTCGGTTGTTTCATAACTAACTTGTTTTCCATAAAAATTATATGTTGTTATTCCACTAAATCCTCTTATACATCCAATGAATGTAGTAGATCCAATTCCAGTGTAGGTAATAATTTCATTATTAATTTTTAATAAACCATATCTGTCTGGCCATCCAATAGTATTTTCGACATAAATTGTAGAATCAGTGTAATCAACATACTGAGTTGTTACAGTAGATTGGTTATTGATTATATAAGAAGTATATGTACCAACTTTTATAAGTTGGTCAATATTTTTTACAATACTTACTGGAGAAGAAAAATGATCTTGAGATTCATAATACTGTTTTAAAAAAGGACCAAAAAGAGGATACTCCTCTTGCATAAAAAGAGGTACTTGTCCTTCAACTACTGTTTTTGCAGATATTCTTGTTTCTATCATATTATCTACTTATTGGTCCGTTAGAAAAGCTAGATGTTCTCGAATATGAATATCCAGAAGTGTCTGCACCAGATGACATTGTATCTGAAATCATTGTAATATTAAGTGAATCTGTATCGAGTTGTAAAAACAAATCTTGCAGTCCTATTACATCATTTGATTCTGGGATCGCATCTATTTGAATAATATTTTCTGGATTTTTAATTTGCGTGTCTATTATATTTAACGAGTTTAAAATAATCTCGCCCTTCACATAATTTATAGTTCCGGCATTATTTCTAATAATTTGATATTGAGAATCAGAAGTTTTTTTGAAAATAAAAATACGTCCCTTTAAACCATCTTGGTCTGGATAGTCTGAAAGATAAACGTCTCCAGAAACATTTTTAATTTTAAATGCCGTTGATTTTATATTAAATGGAGTACTATTTCCACTTGCATCATACTTCAAGTGAAATTGATTACCAAAGCAAATTTCATAGTCTGCAAAATTATTTAAATATGCCCTTAAATCTCTTCTCATTTTTAATACTGTAATATTAGAAGTAATGGCTGGATCTACTTCATCAATTACCTTTAAAAATTTACTATATTTAAATTTACTTCCAAATCTATTTAAATCTGATGACTTTGCAAATGAGTTAATAGCAGAAATAATTTTTGTTTTTAAATCATCAACAGATACAGTTAAGTTTGAATTATAATAAACTGAAGATTTTATTTCAACAAATAAGTATTTTAAATCGATAATTTTTGGTTTTATGCCAGCAACAGAATATCTCTTTAAATCTTTTTCGATTTTTATTTTTGCAATATCAGAAATATAATTATAGTTTTTTGGTTTAATTGATATAAAAACATTACCATATTGTGGAGGATTTAAGTCTTCTCCACCAAAAACAGTTACAGCTTCAGTTTCTGGAAAAACTTTAGAAACTATTACTTCATAATCAGCTGCGGTCACAGCTCTATTTTGTGCTGCATAAGACTTTGGAGCATAATTTCTAATAGATGCTGCCGATTCTATATCTCCTCCACCAGATGAAACTTGGGATGTTGTAACATTTGATATTCCTAAAGAAATATTATTATTGTTGTTATCAACAATTCTACCAGAAAAAGTAAATAAACCAATACCGTTAGCTGATTTTCCTTTAGAAACAATATATGTAACTGTTATAACATTTCCATTGGACGGCTTCTTACCAAAAATTCCATCACCGAAAATAAGTTCATATCTTTCATCTTCAATTTCTTGTAAAAGATAAACTTCACTTGTTGACCCAACATTTCCAATATTTTCAATTTGTTTGTAAGTTTTTCTTATAGTATCTGAAGAACTATTTTGAACAAAAACTCTAATTGTAGATGTATCAATACCAGGGTTGTTTAAAATAAATCTTTGATTATAAAGTGAATTATTAATAACAAATGTTTGTGTAATTAAACTTCCTTCATATATTTGTATGTCATTAAATGACGCTGAAGAATTTACAACTGGAACTGTAATATCTTCTGGTATACAGAAAGAATAACTTTCAGACCCAAAAGAATTTGAAACCGCACAAACTCCAGATTTAAGCGTTAATGTTAATGGTGGAACATTGTAGGGAGTAGTATCAACAAGAAAAGAAATTTTTGCTCTTGAAGAAGATACTGATCTGGGTAAGTATCCAATGTTTCTTGCAAGAGCAACTATATTTTCTCTAAGAGTTGCACTGCCAATGAATACTTCATTAGCAATCATATTTGCATTAAAAGAATTCAAATATGTATTGTATGCTAAAATATCAATCAAAGTTGATAAGTTAGATCCTTCATAATCAAAGTCAGTAAAATTTGAATCGGCTCTCAGATAATCTTTAATCGTAGATTTAATCTGATCAAAATCTAAGTTTGAAAAGTTTATCTGTGGC